TTAGGTGTTTCAACTCGTGGTATGGGAAGTCTTGAACAGAGAAACGGTGTTATGTATGTCAAAGATGACTTTATGTTAAACACTGTCGACATCGTCCAAGATCCATCAGCACCTCAAGCTTTCGTTAATGGGATTATGGAAGGTGTAGAATGGGTATGGAATAACGGCGTTATCGAAGCTCAAGAAATTGAAAGAATAGAGACTGAAATTAAAAAGACTCCGAGAGCGGACCTCTATGAGGCACAAGTTCGTGAGTTCAAGAATTTCCTCTCGTTACTGAAAAAATAATAGGAGAGTCACATGACTGATCAAATCCAAGACCAGGATGTTGAGCTCAATGAAGACGAGAATTTTGTTGAAGCTCACGATCCTAAAAACGCCGAGGAACAATCAGTATCTTCTGTAAAGTCAGCTGAAGGCGCAGCAAAAACTGCGAAGAAGCGTAAGGGCGACAAAACCGGTGGCGATAGCATGCAAAAAGCTACTGCTGGTGACCCTGAAAAGCACACAGAAGATTACGATTTTTCAGACGACTTAGAAGCTCTGATCTCAGAAGAAGCTACACTGTCTGAAGGTTTCAAAGGCAAAGCCGCAATCATCTTCGAAGCAGCAATTAAATCAAAGCTGTCAGAAGAAGTTGAGCGTCTCGAAGAAAATTATGCCACCCAACTATCAGAAGAAGTTGAATCATTCAAAACCGATATGGTTGAGAAGGTTGACGGTTATCTGAACTACGTAGTTGAAAATTGGATGAAAGAGAACGAAGTTGCAATTCATAACGGTCTGCGTACCGAGATTGCAGAAGAGTTTATGGACAAACTGCAGGCCCTGTTTACAGAGTCCTACATTGCTGTTCCTGATTCCAAGGTTGACCTAGTTGACGATCTGTCCGAACAGAATGAAGCTCTGGAAGCTTCTCTGAACGAACAGACTGAAGCAATGATCGCAATGAAAGAAGAGCTGGAAGTTTACAAGCGTTACGAAGTTATCCGTGAAGCAGCTCGCGATCTAGCAGAAACAGAAGTAGAGAAACTTGTTAAGCTTTCTGAAGATGTAGATTTTGTTGACGAAGAAACCTTCGCTGACAAAGTTGCAACTATTAAAGAAGCATACTTCAAAAAAGCAAAAGTTGCTACTAACACAATCGTAGAAGATACAGCAGAAGATGACGTTGAAAATACTGAAATTTCAGAATCAATGTCTGCTTATCTTACAGCCCTCAGAAAAACAAAATACTAAGTAGGAGATCCATAAAAATGGAAACTTATGATCGCTTAACCCAGAAATGGGCGCCAGTACTGAATGAAGGTACTGATATCAAAGACGCACACCGTCGTGCAGTTACTGCAGTAATGCTGGAAAACCAGGAAAAAGCTTTCGCAGAGCAAGCCGGTCAAGCCGCAATGCTGAACGAAGCAGCTCCAGCAAACAACACTTCAGTTGCTGCTAACTGGAACCCAGTTCTGATTTCACTGGTACGTCGCGCAATGCCAAACATGATGGCATATGACGTTTGCGGTGTTCAGCCAATGACTGGTCCAACCGGCCTGATCTTCGCAATGAAGTCACGCTACAAAACAACAAAAGCAGGCGTTACAGCAGATTCAGAAGCACTGTTCGGTGAAGCAGCTGTTGGTTACTCAGGTGACTCAGCGGCAACCGCTAACGGTTCACCATCAGGTCTGGCAGGCATCACTGACTCAAATGGCGACAGCTCAATCGATAACGATCGTACTGGCCCATACACTGGTGACGCATATAGCACAGCAGAAGCTGAAGCTCTGGGTGATGGTGTTGGTGAAACTTTCGCAGAAATGGGCTTCTCAATCGAGAAAGCAACCGTAACTGCAAAGTCACGCGCACTGAAAGCAGAATACACTCTGGAACTGGCACAAGACCTGAAAGCAATTCACGGTCTGGATGCTGAAACAGAGCTGGCAAACATTCTGTCAACAGAAATCCTGGCGGAAATCAACCGTGAAGTTATTCGCACAATCAACAGCCAAGCTAAAACTGGTGCTCTGACTGCAAACGTTGGCACAAAAGGTATCTTCGACCTGTCAACAGACGCAGACGGCCGTTGGTCAGTTGAAAAAATCAAAGGTCTGATCCTGCAGCTGGAGCGTGAAGCGAACACAATCGCAAAAGAAACACGCCGCGGTAAAGGTAACTTTGCAATCGTTTCTACAGACGTTGCATCAGCTCTTGCAGCTTCAGGCATGCTGGACTACGCTCCTGCAATGTCAACAGCACTGAA